TGGGAAGGTAATAATATTTTTCTTAATGGAGCTCCAGGCACTGGTGTAGAAGGGCCTGTAACAGCAGTTTCTATTATAGATGATAATAATTTACAAGATATTACACAATTAGTAGATTATCAAGGCAATCCTGTAACGGTAGATGATGATGTTTTTTGTATAAATATTGTAGGTACATATTCTTTTTCTGATTATGTTGTTATGCTTGGAAAATGGCCATTATTAAAATGGGCATGGGAAATGCAAAACCCAGAATGGGAAACTGAAGGAATTGAATTTCCTGGTAATGATAATGTAGTAATAAAAGTAAAACAAGATAGTCAAGGAAGATTGACAGGAATTAATGGTGGTGATTTTGATTTATATTATGTGGGTAATTTAGAATTAGAAAATGATGTTAAAGTTAAAGTAACAGGGGCAGAAGAAAATGATAAAACTAGAAGAATATATTTTACAGATGGTGTTAATCCATTAAAAACAATGAATGTAGCATTGTCACCAGACTCTTATGCGCCATATGTATTAAACCCTGAATACTTTAATGTTTTTGCACCAGCTATATTTTCTAAAATAGAAATAGATGGATTTAATGATGGTGGCTCTTTAGACTCTGTTGCTCATTCATATGCATATAGATATGTAACTATAGATGGTAGGGTTTCACAATGGTCTATGTTTTCTAATCCTGCAAGTGTTCCTGTAACTGGAAAATCTACAAATGCTTCATTTACAAAAGGTGGTTCAATAGGTACCAATACAGGTAAATCTATGAAGTTAAAAATTCAAAATTTAGACTCTAGATATAATAGAATAGAAGTCATACATATTCCTTATTTAGATGGTGTACCAACTGGCCCAGGAAAAGTTTTTGCTGATTTATCTATACCTACAGCTGGTGAAAATGGTAATACAATAAGATTTACACACACAGGAACAGAAGAAATAGATACAGAAATAAATATAGCTAATTTAGAGGCTCAAGGAGTTGTTTGGACAACATGTAAAGCTATAGAAACTAAAGATAATAGATTATTTGCAGGAAATTTATCTGGTAAAGCAGCCTTAAAAGTAGAAACAGATTTTTCTGTAAAATCTTATAATGCTTCAAATAAAACTTATGATGAAGATTACAATCCTCATTTATATGATGATATGTTATATTCTGCTGCAGGTGTAGATTATACAAATGGCTCTGAAGAGGGTACAGTTATAAATTCACAAGGAGATGTAGGCACTTCTTTATATCAAGATTCGCCAAATGCAATATATGGAGAACAACATAATTCTTTTTATAGATACATACAAAGAATAAGTCCATTAACTGGAGAGCCAAATTCAGACACAGCTTTATTTATACAAGATATAAAAACAATAAATGGATATGGAGGAGCTAACATTGGTGGTTACACATATAGAGGTGTTTGGGGAGCAGAAAGTAAATATTTTAATACACCTATACCAGAAGGAGAGGAAAATGCAGGAGAATTTGAAGGTGTAAGAGTCACTTTTAGGGTTTTAGGTAGTAGTGTAGATGACCCTGTAAACCCTGTTGAATTAGATGAATCAGGTAAACTTAATTCATCTGGTCAAAAGGCCTGGATTGCAAAACCTCCATATTATAAAATATCAGTAGATGGTGATGCAGATAGTTTTTATCCTAATTATGCTAATCCAATATATAATTCACAATATGTAGGATACCAAAGAGGCGAAATTTATAGATTTGGTATTTTGTTTTATGACAAACAAGGTTCGCCTATGTTTGTAAAAAGAATAGGAGATGTAAGAATGCCAGAACATTCTACAGAAGTTATAACTCCTAATTATGATTCACAAGGCAATGTAGTAGGTTTTTCAAATCCATGGCCTTATAATTACCAAACATCAAGAGACCCAAAAGACCAAGGTTTTAGAAGATGGAATGATAATTATAGTGGAGATGAGGAAGGAATTTATAAAGTACCTTATAATCCAGAAGAATCTTATGCAGATGATGAAGGTGCTGCAGGTTATGGTTATTTAGCAAATGGAGTTAAAAGAGGAGAAAATGGTAATGGTAATTATGCACAAACTAAAGCTTGTGTTTTATATCCATATTTTGAAGTTAAGCTATCTACCAAAACTACAAAAGATATAGGTGGTTATTCTATAGTAAGAGTCCCAAGAGATGCTGATAATAGAACTGTTTTAGCTACAGGTCTTTTAAATAGAGCTGTTAATTATGATTGGGGAATAGCTAAAAACGAATGGTCTTCTTATACTGTTAAGCATGAAATGGAAAATAAACTTGGAATAGATACACATCCATATTTTACAAGAATACATCAATGGATGTGGAGTCCAGGAAATAGGGCAAACCAGTCAGGTACATTTGGTCAAAACGGTTATTGGACTAATAATGCTATGTATGGACCTAAAGAAGTGTTAGGAACAAATAATACTAATGATAATTGGTATATATATCCTAGTAATAGTTGGGTAAATGGTATTTATGGAAATAATAGATTAGAAGATGCTTCAGGAATACCAAGTAATGTTTATACATTAGATTCTCCCGATGCCTTATTAAATGATAATGCAACAAAAAATTTTCCTCCTGGATGTAGATTAAAATTAGTTGAGCAATTATATTGTCAAAAACAAAATACAGGCGCAATTGAACTTTCAGATGCTAATGAAGGAACTACAGAAATGATGCAATATTATGGTGACGCTGATTATAATAATGCAGGTGGCCCTGACCTATATCCTACAAGTGATGTTTACGATTCTGCAGATGCTTCTAGTTATCTAATAGACCAAGGCTCTCTAAATGTTTTTGCATGTTTAGTATCACAAGATTTATTAGATGGAGAAACTATTGTAATAGAAGATGAAGAAGTAGATACAGGTGGTTGGAAAATGATATTTCCCGATTATCATATTGACCAAAGTAGTTATGGTGATTGGGATGCAGACGGTCCAGAAGGCATAAATTTTGATGGAGAAATTTGGGCAAATACTATAACTGGTTTAGGTACAGAAAATACAGGTGGTAATCAAGGGTATGGTTCAAATAATGAAAGTGATGGTTTGCCTTTAGCGTTTTATACTAAATTATATAACAAAGCTTTACCAGGCTATCCATTTTATGGATTATATAGAGCTGATGCTATAGGGGGCGCATATGGAAATAGTGATGTAAGTAATAGCATTAGTTTTGCAGATTGCAATAGAGGACAAACTAATGGTAGTTTTTTCTTAGGAGCGGGAAACCCAAATAATGATGCTGGTGAAGGTGGATATTTTACTTTTGGATATAATTGGACAGATGTGTGGGCTGGAGACCCAGGTGGCTATTATCCACCAAGAGCTCAAGGTTTAGTTATTGACCAATTTTTAGAAAATTCAGGATACGGTTTTGCACCTAAAGCATTTGCGGAAAATGCACCAAAAAAGTTTTTTCCAGAATCTAATATACATTTTGCTAAAGTTGTAGGACCAGGCGAAACTGTTTCTTCGGGTTCTTTAAATTCACAAACTGATTTTAGAAATAGAGGAACTTATATTTGGCCAGGATTTCAATTTTCTATGAGAGCTGCATGTCCACCATTATCTAATATTCGTGGCGGAGAAGGAGCACAACATCCTCATAAAAATACTGGTGGTATGGAGGGTAATAATACTATTGTTTTTTCATTGCCACAACCAGGGGTTATGCCTGTTACAAGAAACTGTCTTTTTCATAATAACAAATCAGAAAGTGTATATAGTTATTTTGGTGGAGAATACCCTTATAAGGTTACATGGTCTCCAGAAGTTCCATTAGCAAGTATAGTTAAAAATCAAACTAAAGAAAGTATGTATGGGGGCTATACATTAAATGCTTTTAATAAAAATAAATTTAGTTCTACAGGTCATTTTAGGGCAGTAGGTAATGCTTTAACTGGGGAACAACCTAATTCTGTAAAAGATGTAGGAAGATACGATGGTAATCATGTATTTGGAGGAGATACTTTTATATGTAATCATCAATATAGAAGGGGTCATGATTCAGATAATGATGAAGATAGCGCTTCTTTTTGGGGAGTAACATATCCAGTAGAATCTATATCTAATTTAGATTTAAGACATGGTATAACTTTTGGAAATAACTCAAGTGATATACCAAGATATTTAGAAGATGATAAACTTTATAATGAAAGTTATTCGTCAGAAAATGAATTAAAAAAATCATATCCAACACCTACAGATTTTCTTGAAGTATTTACATGGCCAGCTACTGTAGCATGGTCTGAAGTAAAGTATTCTGCAGATACTACAGATGCTTATAGTATTTTTCCTGTAAATCAAGTTAAAGATTTGGATTATGAAAAAGGAGAAATAACAAAATTATTTAAAGTACAAGATAAATTGTTTGCAACACAACATTCTGGAACGGCAAAATTATCAGTAAATCCTAGGGTTATGATTAAAACTGATGAAGACAGTACTATACAAGCAGCTACAGGAACAGATACAGTTGTTGAAAGATATGATTATGTAAGTGAAAGGTTAGGAAGTCAACATTTTCATGGACTAGCTTTATCAGATACTTCTGCATATTTTTATGATGATAATAATAATACTTTTTGTAAACTTACTAGAGGTAGAAGTAAACAAGGTCAATTAACTTCTTGGGTGGTAAAGTCTTTAGGAGACGAGTTAGGAATGCAATCTTATTTTAATGACTATAGAGACTTAACTATAAATGATAATCCATTAACTATTTATTCACCAGCATTATTTATAGAAGGTGATTCTAGTTTTAATTATCACGACGAATATTATAGTGAATATACAACTTTTATAGATGCAGGAGAAAATAGAGGGGGTATAAGTTTAGGGTTTGACCCAGAAAGCTCAGAGGTATTATTAACTATAGCTTCAGAAGAACATCCAGCAAGAACAATAGTATATAATGAAAAAATAGATTTGTTTACTACTTTCTTATCTAAAAGGCCTACAATGAATTTTAACTTTAAAGGTAGAATGTATTCTTCATATCGCTCAAATGTAACCACTTTAGTTAATAATCAAAACAATAAATTTTATTTAGCTAATGGTTATGAAAATTATAAAAACACCGACGAAGAAGGTGCTGTATATAAATATTTAAGTTTTGGTAATTATGATTATTATGTTTGGCAAAACCATACAGCAACAGAAAACAATTTACCTATATACAATAACCCTTCTGAAGAAAAAATAAGATTTGACTGGGCTCATGAGCCATATGGATATGTAGCACAAAAACGATACGATGATATTAATAATTTTAGAGAGCCTTTTGAGTTTGAGGTAATATATAATGATGAGGGTTCTGTAAGTAAAATTTTTGATAAATCACAAATAATGTTTGAAACTGCTAGTGACCTAGGAAGTAGAAATTTATATTTTCGTAAATTTGCAATGTTAGGTTCGGCAAATAGGTATCCTATTGTAGAACAAGACAGAATAGATGATGAAAGTAGTTCTCAGTGGACAGATAGTAATGGAAATATATTTAATCCATATTCTACGGTTTTATCTACACAAGATGGAGGTACAGGAACATTAGGTTTATTAGGAGATGTGGGATATAGAACATGGTATGAGGTTAAAGATAATATTCATTATGCTCCTATGAGAAGAGGTAATGAGTTAAATTTATTAGGTGAAAATACTCCATCAGGATTAAATTTAGAGCCTACTGTTAGAGGCGTCTGGGCAAGAGTTATTTTTACTATGGGCTGGAAAGATGGTATAGACTATACAACAACTAATGTTGATACTGTAGATTCAAACGAAAGTCAAATTTATGGCTTAAGTCAAGGGACGCAAGGTTATAATTTAAAAGACGAAAAATTTAGTATATTTTCTATAATACCACATTACAGAAAATCTAAACATTAAAAAAAATAATTATGGAAGATGAAATTTTAGAATTAACTGATGATAGTTTTAGTGATGCCTTTGGTAAAGCTTATACTAAATTAGGTGGAGAGGGTAAAGAATTTATATGGCAAGGTAAAAAGTATACAACTGATTTAGCTAGTAATCCTACAATAAGTCCTATTAATTTACCTACAAGAAATGTGACACAAATACCAACTAATAATCCTACATCAACAATAACAAAAGGAAATGAACTTTTAAGAGGCGTAGACTCTACTGCTCCTGAAATATCTAAAACTTTTGGTCAAACTAAAGCAGGTCAATATGTGGCTAATGTTGGACAAAATGTAAAAAATACTACAAAAATATTTAAACCAGGCGCCTTTAAAGCTTTAGATGCTACACAACAAGCAGGAGCATTAAATACAATGTCTTTAGTTGCTAATTTAGTTCCTACAGATGATGGTAAAGCGGAAACATATTCAGCTGCAGAAATAGGAAAAGATGTAGCAAATTTAGCAATAAGCGCAGCACAATTAGCAAATCCATTAACATTTATGCAAGGAGCAATAGGTCTTGGTACTACTTTAGCTAGTGGAGTATCTCAAATAGTTAATAGGGGTAAAGCTAGAAAGGCAATAGAAGATGAAAAACAAGAAACAATAAGAAGAGAAACAGAAGCTTTTAGAAATAAAATAAAGGCTATACAATTTGGAAGTGCTGCCCAAAGAATAGATGATGAATTAGCTAGAGAAACAGCAGCCAGAGAATCGTATGGTGAAGAAACAAAAACATTAGCATATGGCGGAACTATGAATCCATTTTCTGGTCAAGATAATTCGGATTTTAATGTAGATTTTTTAAATTTAGAACAAAATATGGAAACTCAATTTAAAAAAGGAGGCAGATTGTATGACTATTCTAAAGGTGGTATGACACCAGGTGCTTATAATCATAAAACTAATGATATAAAAACTTATGATAAAGGAGGTAATTTTACTGGAATATCTGTTACAGGAGGTGAAGGAGTTATAGATTCTCCTGCAATGAAAAAAATGTATTCTTTTAAAAAAGGTGGTAACGCAAAAAAAGCTGGTGAATTAATGTTTGCTGAAATGGATAGTTGGAAGAAACACGGCACAGCTAAACAAGGAGCTAGTATACCTAGAACAATGCCTTCACAAATGAATAATACATATGCAAATGACAGACATGTTTTGGATATGATAAATAGTATAGGTAATAAATTAAGGTAATAGTATGTTTAAAGATAAAGGTTATAGTTTAATTAAAAAGTTTGAGGAAGGTGGCGTTCAAGATGGAACAAGACCACTTGATTTACAAACTATGAAATATTCTAATGGTGGTGTTCTTACCGATGAACAACGTAGAAATAGACAAGGCTTAGTAATTAAACAAGACACTATGGGTCTTATTATTACAAATATGGGAAATTTTACTCCAGAGCAATTTAATGCTCGGTTTGGACCAAGGTATATTTTAAAACAAGATATGCAACAAGTACCTAAACTTAGCCTTAAAGATGCTTTAGAATTTTCTAAAAATACAAATTTTACTAAAGCAAATCAAGTTATAAAAAACAAAACTTTGCTTGAAGCAACAGAAAAAGAATATTTTAAAACTTTATCAGAATCTGACAAAAAACAATATATTATAAATAACCCAAATAGCGCTGCTACATTAGAATATAAAAAAAATCTTGAAGATAAAAAAAAGGATAAAGGAGGCTCTAGTAGTGGTGGTGGTTCTAGTAAAACTGCTAAAATATATAGTAAGTTATTTAATGATGTTAAAATGGAAGACTTAGAGCAATATTTACCAGAAGCTCGTGAGTTAACAGGAATAGAAGATTTTAATCCATTAAATTCAGCACATACAAAAAAATTACAAGAAGCTTTAGTTGCTCGTAGTGACGAATTTGACTCTACATATTTTAGTGGAAAAGAAACAGATATATTAGAAGGAGATTTAGGTGTTAATAAACAAGGTGTTGATGGTAAGTTTGGTATAGATACTTTTAACGCTCTTAAAGAGTCTTCTGAAAAAGTAGACGACACAAAACAAAAAATAAAAGAAGGCGTTCAAAAAGTAAAAAAAGTTGTACAGGACCATGGATATAATGCGCTTACATTATTAAAAGCAGGAACAGGAATACATGGTATAGGAAAAGCATTAAAAAATATAGAAATAGGAGAAGAGCCTGAGCTATCAGCTTCTTTTAGAGCTTTTATGAATAGAGCAAAAGAATTATCAGAATCAGGTATAGACCCAGTAGAAAAAGCTAGAATGAAATCTGATTTAGGAACTGCATATAACGCAGGTGTAAAAAATGCAATGAGAGCAGCAGGTGGTAGTAGAGGTGCTTTTTTAGCTAATGCAGGGGTTTTGAACGCAAATAGAGTAAATGGTTTGTTAAAACTAGCTGCTTTAGATAATGAAGCTGCAAGAGCTAATATGAAAAATTATGGAGATAATTTAAGATTCCAAGAAAAATATTTAGCAGAAAATAAAAATAAAACCAGAGACATGAAATATGAAGAGGATGTAAGACAAGCAAATGTTTGGGGACAGTTAGGTTCTGGTTTATTAGGTATGGCTTTTGAAGATTTTGCATATGCAAAAGAACAACAAAATATGAAACCATACTATGATGCGTTAGTAAACAAATCAGATATGACTTTATTTGAGCATCAGGCTAAAATAGATAATCAAAGTTTAGGGATAAAATAATTAAAATATGAGTTTTGCAAATATAATTAATAGTTGGAGTACAAGTGCTCAAAGAGGTAGAGAAAGAGCTAAAAGCTCAGCTAATATTGCTATGCAGACATATACTACTAATGCTGAAACTCAGATGTTAGCAGAAAATGTTCGTGCACAAAATGAAGCATTTACAAATACTATAAATTCTACAGCAGAAAGTTACGCAAAATATGCTAGACCAAAAGACCATGCTTCTTTAACAAGAACAGTAGAGACTGCAGAAGCAGAATTTAAAAGCAAATTAAATCAATTTGGAGACGACCCATTAACATTTTATAGAAATGGTGGAAGACAATTCTTGGAAGAATATAAAGATGCTATTATGGGAAGTTCTGCTGTAGCAAGAATTAAAAATAATATTCCTAGTATTAAAAAATATTTAGAACAACAATCTAAAGACCCATATATGTTATCTGATATGGATAGAAGAAACTATGAAGCTTACATGAAAGGTGAAATAGATGATTATAGATTTGCAGGTTCTTATACTAAATTTGATAAATTAGACAATATAGATAATTGGAATAATCCAGATTCAGGAACTGGTTTATATGATAGTTGGGGAGAAATGGTATTTAATTCAGATAATCATGGTGCGGCTTTAAATAATTATAGAATAGACCATGGATTATCTGTAGACTATATGATAGAAAATAAATATAATCTTGAAGGAGATGTAATTAATTGGTTAGATAACAATCATAGTAGATTATATAATGTTAGGTCTACTGGAGCTCCACAAGAAGCAGTGAGAAAAAGACAAGAAGAGGTACAAAAAATGACTTCTGCTAACTTTACAGATGCAACAATAGGTATATTAGATATGTATTCTTCTCAAAATCCATTTAATGATACTGACCCAGCTAACTCAACTGCAAATTACAATGCAGGATTATTATATGGACTAGAGCCATATAGATTTGATAATACTTTAGCTAGAGGTAAGAAAAGAAAAAATAGAGTTGTTTGGAATGGTGTGTTAGATGGTAGAGGTGGTGAAGCTGAAGGTGGCTTTATGGGTGTATTATTCCCTGGTCATGAAGACAAAAGTCATATACATACATCTGATTTAAGTGGTATATGGAGAGGTGGCGAAGGTGTTCAAGTTTGGACAGAAAAAGGAGATAATATATATGACACCAGCTATAATGAAGGTAGTAGGTTGGATTTTGATTATGGTCCTTTTGATGGAACCTTAAGTTATAGAGGAGCTGTTCAAGTTTATGCTGTTAAAAAGCCAGGTGAAGATAGAGAAACATTAGTTACTTATGAAGAAGCACAAGAGCTTAAAAGATTAAATGACCCTAATATGACAATAAGACCAACTATGGCAATGATGTTTAGAGATGCTGATTATCTTTTTAATGATTGGAGTGTTGCTGATACTAAAGGAGAGGAGAGTATATTTGTAGAGGTTGATTTAAGAAATCCTCATGTATCAGGTGCTTTCCATAACTTTATGGAACAAAAAAACAAAGACTTAACATTTACATTAAAATCAGTAAAAGAGCATCAACCTAATTCATATAACTGGGAAGGTGCTGGTAATAAATTTGTTTATACTACAGATAATACAAGAGATGCTGTAGGTACATTATTTGATGATGCAAACAATGCATTAATGAAATTTGGCCAAAGACCTTTAGGGCCTGGTACAAGTTTAAATGTAGAAGGTTCAGCTCACTTATTAGCATTTGCTTTAGAAGAAGCAGAAAGTGGTAATCCATTATTAATATTACAAGAGGTAGGTAATTCGTATAATAAAACTCATAGAGATATGCAAAAAGATTATGAGCAAATGGGAATGGAATATCAATTACCTGAAGGAGCTAACTTAGATGATTTAACTGAAGGCTCCCAAGAATTACAAAAATTATTGGTATCTTTAGAAAAGAAAGATTATGAATCATTCTACAATACAATACAAAGTTACGAAGAGAAGGTATTAGGTGTAGAAGAATTTGAAGCTCAGTTGGGAACATTAGATAAAGGAACTCTAGAATATAGACAAACTAAAAATATTATAAACAATCTGAAAAAACAAGCAGAAAAAAAGGTTGATGATGTAAAAAGGTCTGTTGACCATGTTTCAAAAGCTGTTATGTATTATGGCGAAAATGTTAGGGGAGACTTAAAACTATATTCATTCCAAGAACAATTTTCTCATAGAGCTCAAGATAAGACAATGAATTATTACGAAAACCCATCAGGTTTAGAGTTAGATAAAATTAACGAAGACCATTGGGACCAATTAGATAATTCAACAAAGAATTTTGTACAATGAGTTTATTATTCAGAGCCACACAAAGTAACATAGAAAAAGATATAAAAAAGTATGATTCAGGCACATCAGCTAAAGAAGAATCTACTCCTATACAAACACCTTCTAATTTACCACAACAATATAACGCTCCATTAGGTGAGGGTTTGCAAAACAGATTTGCATCTTCTAAAAACTTTTTAGGTGATGACAGAGAGGGATATATGCGTAGTGAAGCTGTAGATGTAGATTTGCCACAAGGATTACAATTAAGAGAGCAAGAGGTAAATAATCAATTAATGGACCAGTCTAGGCAACAAGCTTATTCTGCTTCAGACCCTGCTGTAAACTCTTTTTTTATAGAATCAGGAGTGGTCCCAGAAAGTAGCGATAGAACTAAAGAGGCTGCTTGGAGGTCTAATATGTTTAATAGTATTAATGAGTTTGATGCTCCCCCTACAGAAGCAGGTAAGATTACAAGAAGTTTAGCTTATGGATTTGGAAATTTTTTAGAAAGTTGGGGTAATATAAAACAAATGATTTCGCAAACAACACAAGCTGTTTCAGATAATATTATTAAGTTTGCTTTAGGTCAAGTTGTGGGTCAGCCTGAAGCGGCTCAACATTATGAAGGTTTAATGGAAATTACAAGAACTGGAGGCACGCAACAAGATATTGAAAAATATATTACAGAAACTATGGGTCTTGGTGATAAGATTGATACAAAATCAGTTTCTGAAATATTATATGGATTTGATTGGATGACTGACAAGACTCTTGCTGCATCAGCTAGTGGGCCAGAGGGTAATTTTTTACAAGAAGCAGGTAAAAATTTAAAAGCTTTTTCTAATTGGGAAAATGATGTGTATCCACATAGGGACGCAAGATTAAATGATGAGGGAGCTTTTTATATGGGTGAAGATGGAAAAGGTATGTTTGGATTAGGAATAGTGCCTACAAAAGTTAATTATTCATTAATGTTTACTCCTGATTTTTGGACAACAGAAGCTGTTCAACAAGTACCTTATTTATTAGAAGGACTAGGTGTTGGCTCTATATTAAAAAAAGTAGGAACATATGGTTTAAAACAAGGATTAAAAGCAACTGGAAAAAAAGGAGCAGCATATATGGCTAACCCTTCTGTTATAAGTGCCTATAAACAAAAAGCATTAAATAAACTATATAAAACTATGGGTTTTAATGGTAGAAATGCTAGTGTTGCTGCTGTAACTAAAGGTCAATTATTAGAAGGAGCAGTTGAAACAATATTTGGTGGTGTTGGTTATTGGTTGCCTCATGCAGCGCATATATCTAGTCAAACATATATGGATGTTTTAAAACTTTCTGGTAATCCTGATGTAGCTAGAGCAAGTGCTTGGGGTACTTTTATAGATAATACAGCTACTATGCCACTTGCTATTTTTCAACATAGTATACTTACAAAAGGTTTAACAGGTATTCGTCAATCTATAAAATTAAAACCTAAAGGAAATCCATTTAAACAAAGACTTAAAGCTCTTATGCCATCTATGGCCTTACCATTTGTAGAGTCAAAGTTTGAAGAGATAGAAGAAGTTTATCAAGATTGGACTATTCAAAAAAATGTAGCTCAATATAAAGGTGAGGAGTACATGGACTTTATGGATTACTATAGAAGTCCAGAGGCTGCACATACTAGAGTGTTGTCTGCAGGTATGGGTTTGGCATTTGGTAGTATAGGTTTAGGTAGAGATATTGCAAGTGATATTAGAGCTGCAGATATGCGAAGTGTTATAAATGATGCAGCAGAAAGGTCTGCTAATATAGATGCTTTAATAACACAATTTGGACTTAATAAACATGTTAGTGAAGGTGTAGAATCTACACATACTTCAGTAGAAGATGCTATACAAGATATGTATTATCATGCTGCGTCACAAGAAGATATAGGTGGTAGCAAAGATGTGATAAATCACTTTGTAGAATTAGGAAGTATAGGTCTTACTAAAACAGAAGCAGATAGACACCTTAGTGCAATAGAAGCTATACATGAAACCTTTAAACCTTATATTGGTATTACAGAGTCTATGACAGATGAGATGGGCGTTAAGAAAAAAGTTAAAATTGCTAAATATGCTTATGAACTTGAATCGCAAAAACAACAACTATCTGAAATTAATGAAAGCTATGATGCGCAAATAAAAAAGATACGTGAAAGCGATAGGTCTGCTGGTGTAAAGAAAAGAATGATTAGTAAGTTAATGAAAGAACAGCAAAGAGCTAACATTACTTTAACTAAGGATATAAATAAATATCAAACCGATATTGAAACTTTATTAGATGAGCACGATAGATATATGAAAGATAGAGAGGCTTATCTAAAAACAAAAAGAAAAGATGTTAAGGCTAAAAAAGCTGATGCACCTGTAGTTATTACTAAAGAAGTAAAACAAAAGCTTAGAAAACAAGGTTATAATAATGCTGATATAAAAGAAATGTCTGTGTCTCAAGCAAACAAGTTGGTAAAAGAAGGCACAACAAAACAAGAAGCAGATAAAACTGCACAAGCAAAAGAAACGCAAAGTACAGCTTTATTAAAAACAAAACTACTTGCAGCTAATTTAGGTTATAAAAATGCAGACATAAATAAAATGTCTAAAAAAGAAATAATTAGAGTCTTAAATAATAAAATAAAGAAAACTGATTTTTTACAAAAAAAACCTAAAGAAGGTAAAAAGCCATTAGGAAAAATAATTTCTACTAAAGGTATGCTTCCTGCTAATATTTTAAATCGTAAAGAAAGATATGAGGTGATTCATGATGGTGAAAAGAAAACGGTAGAAGTTCGAATTTATGAAAATGGAAAAGAAGAATATAAATTAATTAATAAAGATGGTGCCTCGACTATTATAAAAGTTCCTGAAAAGGGTACTATTAAAGAAAAAATAGATTTAGCTCTTGAGGATGCAGACGCAGTTTTAACTGAAACAATAACAGATGTTGATAAATTATACTCTAAAAAACAAATAGAAAAACGTGGTTTAGTAAGAGAGGGGGATGTTGAAACACAACAAGAAGTTCCTGCAGAAATTACAAATGGTTTAAAGACTAAAAAAGAAAAAGATTTAGCAGAAGAAGTATATAGATGGTTGCAAACAGATGAAGGAAATTTAGACAATAACTCTGTTCAGTATGAAGTGGTAAATAAAGAATCTGGTGAAGTTTTATTTTATAGAAACCCTTATATAGCATCTGCATCTAAATTAGCAGGAAAATCAATAACAAGAGTTAAAGAGATTTTAAAAGAAATGCAAAGACAGCATATGATTATAAATCCTGGTTTAGCTCAAGTTATGATAACTAATATTGATAAAGCAGAAAAGTTAAGAGAGGTAAAAAGAAAAGATAAAAGAGATTCAAGAAAAAGATATAGTGTACAAGAAGAAGAAGAGTCGCCAACATGGGAAAGAAATATAGGAGCAGAAAAAACATTGCGTAGATTACTTAGAGGTAAAAACATAAACCTTATTACATATAACTATGCTAAAAGAAACAAACAAGGCATTAGATACTATGGAGCCGCGCAAGGACTATCTATATACTTAGATGCTAAAAAAGCTAGTCACGATGTTTTATTTGAAGAATTAGGACATATATATCTTGACGATGCATCTAATCTACCTAGCACTAAGGCTTTAAGAAAAATTATACACAAAGAGCCTGTGTTTAAAAAGAAACTAAATGAATACTGGTTTAGGATTGAATATAAAAATCCTGATGGAATAGGTAAATATTTAGGTGATTTGATTGATATTGAAGTAGATATTGCACCATATGGTGTGTGGAAAAAAGCTAATAAAAATAAAAGCAATAGTGAATATGTTGCTTATGTAGATAAGATACTTACTTCTAAAGGATATAAAAGAAGGCAAGATAGGTTTCAAGAAGAGATAGCACATGAAGCCATGATGGAGGTTTTAACTAAAGTAAAAAATCAACAAGCTAAAAATATACAAGAGATGAATAAGTCTTTGCTTGTGTTAGCAGGTAAAGAAGGATTGGCTTTTGTAAAAGGAATGTTAAAGTTTATTGCAAATAGATTTACTAAAGCAGAGTCAAAAAAGATATTAGAAGAAACTGGTAATGAACATCTATATAGCAAAGAGTCACAAAAAATTATAGAAAATGTATTAGATGACTTTAAAAATCATAAAGGAGAGTTTAGTGGTGAAAAGGGTAGTTATACTGCTAGACATCATATAACTCGTTCTTTAGGCTCACAGGTGTCTATGTTTGATGACGAAGCTACCATGAATGAGCTAGCAAAATATGTTGAAGGTTTATTGGAAGAAGAAACAGAATTTAAAAATGAAATTACTGACCCTAAATACATAAATAATAAAGAAGGCCAATACTATACACCTGCTGGTGTAATAAAAATGAAAAGGTTTATTAAAGATAAAGAAGCTGAGATAAGAGGCTTTATGGAAACTTTAAGAGCAGAAAAACTTATATCATATGAACAGTTTCAAAAATACATGTCGTCTGATAAACTAATAAATAGTCTTACACAACATGTAACAAGTTCACAATCTGGATTAACTATAAAAGAAGAGGATGAAATGCAAGCTATTTTATCTAATCAAATGTCAGATATTAATGAAGGACTTGGGCCACAACTATCTAAAGATTTAGTTGAGTTTATAAAAACTAGTAAAGACCCTGATGTATTTGATGGTAATGTTAGAAGAATATTAATAGAAAACATATTTGATAATACAAAAAATGCAGACGAGTTTGTAGAAAATGTAGAAACACTTATAGCTATAAGAAAGTCTAATCCTGAAAGTCTAAGTTCCGATGATTTAATTTTAAGCGACTTAGCTACCTATATGCAAGAAAAGTATACAGAAAGAGGGCAAGACGCTTACAATCCATTAAAAGACCTTTACAATGAACTTAAAGAAGGCTACATGGAGGTGGACTATACAGTTATGAATCTTAGGTTAAACCAAAAAGGTAAAGCTGAGATTAGTAGACTAGTTGGTCCAAAAGAAAGATTACTTGCTACATCTATAGAAAAAGATTTTATATCTATGCTTCGTATAGAAGACTTTGCTAAGCCAAGAGTTGATAAAGGCGAAACATCTGTAGACCTATCTAAAAGAATGACAGCAGAAAAGATATCTAAACTATCTTATATGTCTAATCTTGGTAATATGTACAATCTAATATTAGATGACAACACTACAGACATGCAGGCTAGAAAAGAAATAGCTAAGTTTATTAAAAATTATTTTGCCACTAACTTAGAAATAAGTGAAAGTGCTATAGCGAAATTTGAAATGCTTAATACTGCAGAAAAAAGAAAAGCATTAGTAGAAGGATTAATAAATGATACTGCACATACATATTTTCATAGAGGTGGTAGTGATAAGCAAGGAGCCAATCCTAATCCATTTGTATTTATAGAAAGCGTATCAGATGAGGGAAGAGTTAGAACTAGAAGCAGTGCAGAAAAAGAAAATGTTAGAAATGAAATTAGAGCTGGTTTTAATGAATGGGCAAGAACAGGTCCTGCTAAAGAAGTATTTGAAAGACATTTTGAAGAAAAAGGCGAAACAGTAAATTGGGATAGCATGGTAAAAGGATTAGGAGCTATATTAACGTATTCTTTTGATAATCCTACTACTGTACAAGACGGAAAAAGATTTTATGGTAGAGCTAAATTTAACATAGGTAGATATTTTAAGTCAGGTAATAGATATGCAAAATCTAAATTTGGAGCAGAGGCTTACATGAATCCTTTCTGGGAATTAGAAACAACTGCTAAAAAAAACAAACTATTTGGTTATGAATCTGTTATTAATGTTTCTAAAGCAATAGCACAAAACTTACAAGATAAGAAAAGAGAAAGTACTGTTAAAGCTCCTGACAATAAAGACCTTGTTACGTTAAGTAAAAAGAATAGTTTGTCAGTAGGTATAGATGTTATTAACAACTCTGATATAAAGGTGTTAAGTAATTACTACAAAAACAATGCCATAATAGAGTTAATGAAAAACAATCCTAACTATAAAATAGATATAAAGCCTAGTGGTGGTGGGTTTGTTACACTAGAAGATGGAACAAATATAAACTATAGAAAAACAAAAGTATCTCCTGAGTTATCTAGTATTATAGATATGGACTTAGCCTTACAAGGTATAGTTTCTAACACTAACTATAGTATGCCTGTTGGTATATTTGGTGATAAAGATGTGCAATATAGATGGGACAACACACCTGTTTATAACTTGCAAGATGCAAGAAAAGAAATACGTAAGGTAGATAAAAGAAATACTTTTGCTGATGGTAGCAAGTATGGTAGCTTTAAGACTGCAGACATAAGAGCATTGGTTAGTAGAATGAAAGGGTTTATTAGTAAAGATTCTAAACAACTACATTTAACAGAAGGTTTAGCTGCTATATCTAATGCCGTCAAAGAAGGACAAAAAGATGTTATAGTATATGGTAAGCAATTTGTTTTGAATGATTTGTTAGAGTTAATGGTTTTAAATAAAGCTATATCTACATTTAATGTAAAGGAGTTAATAGACCAAAAAACATCTAACTATACTAGCTTTTTAGATAATATATCTAGAAGAATGAGAAGTGTTTCTCCGTTTTCTGCAATGGGTGGTGATTATAGAGTAGAATATGTATTAGTAAAAAGCATACCTATAAACTACAATAAGCCTATTGCACCAAGAAAAGGAAGAAACGAGGTTGCTTTAGACAGCAAGCCTGCAGGCACATCTATAAACATTCAAGAGGCAGAAGATGCGTTTTCTATTATATCAACAACAGGGGCACAAATAGCTAGAAAAAGATATGGTGGTATAAGAGACTTTGGTAATCATTTAAAGTGGGTAGGTAGTCATAATGAATTAGAAAATGATACATATAATAAAAACTTTGATAACGTACCTTTTTATTTTAAAACCAATACTGCTATTGCAAGTCAAGATTTCTTAAAAAAGAATCCTGTGCTTAAAGATGTAATGAACAAGATAGAGCAAAGACAGTCTGTTGTTGGGGAAAACACTATTGTAATATTTGCTCCTGAAACTACAGTTAAAATTAAAAACGAAAAGTTAAAAAAAGAATTTAAGTCTTTAGAAGAAATACAAAACATGTCTATGGAAGAGTTTAACAAAAACCAAGATAGACTATTTAAATTTAAAGATAAAGATAATGTAGAAAAGTATGGATTAAGTGGTAAAGAAATAGGTATACAATTAGAGTTAGATAAAAAATCTAATGACTCTGTTTTGTCTAAACAGCTACAATTATTATTATTAAGTCCACTTAAAGAACAAGCTGAAACAGTTATTAATAATTTTGTAGAAGCATTTAAGCTTAAACAACCACAGCAGTTTAAGAAAATGACTGACGAGGCTTTATATGATAATGCTAATAGAGAAAACTTTGCTGAAGCTAAATTAGACTTAGTTAAGAAAGGTTCTTTTGATAACAACTCTATAGCAGTAAGAAATCAATTAGTTAAGTCTGTGTTTGGTAAAATGCTTACTAAAAGAGGTCCTGGTGGAACGCTAACACAAATGCCAGGTATATTCTATAGAAAATCTTTTAGTCCAGGAGATGTAATGTTTGATGCTAGTTTAGGACTACAAGGATATGGTAGAACTAAAGATGGTAAAATTACTTCAGCAGATATAGCTGTAGGTGAGAGAGCTGGTCTCCAAGTAGGAGATGTGGTATTATTACAAAGACTACCTACATCAAAAGGTGGTGATGCTATATACGCTACAGTTGTAGATGTAATACAGGGCATAGGTAATGGTGTTATGGTTCCTGCTGAGTTAGTAGGTAAAGTTGGTTCTGACCATGATGGTGATACTAACCAAACTTTAAGAAAATATAGAAACCCTAAAACTAAACATGAAATAGCATTTAATAAAGCTTTTGATTCTTTAATAAACTTTATTAGAAGTCCAGAGTATGCTGCGTATATGGAGGCGGAAATGGATTATATGTCTGTTTACAAAGGTGTAGAGTCTGATTTAAACCAAGCATATAAAAATTCTGATATATATGATAACTTAAATGATTTAACATATTTTGGTAATGAACAACTGCTAAGGTTTAAAGATGAAGGTCAAATAGGGATAGGTGTTGCAGCCATACAAAACACATTACAAAAAGTTTTATCTGCATACAGTGTGTCTTTTGAGTCGCCTGGTACATCTATAAATGGTAAAAATTTATCTACAAAGTTTAGTTCTTCAAAATCAGCTATACTAAATATGGCATTTAAATTAAACATACTGGTAGATGATGTAAAGAAAGGTTTAGCTAAATACTTAAACATGAATAGTGTAACACATAATATGTGGTTTCATTTATTAGGTAGAGGCGTTAGCTTTAAAGATGCTTCATTAATACTTGCGCATCCTGTTGTAAGACAATATGTTAGAATGATGCAAGACACAGCATTATTACAAGGTAAAGAAAAAATAGTAGCAAAGAAAAGAATAATAAATCAGTTGTTAAATGATAATGTTACATCTGATAAAATTAAAAGTGCTTTTTATACAGAGTCTTTTGATGTAAATACAGCACCTGCGCAAATAACTAAAGAAGAAAATGTAGCTGGTATAATTCAATTAATAAGAGATTTAGATAATGATATAATAAATGCAAAAATTACCGCATTGTCTTCTATTATTAATTATGATAGCAATATACCAGTAACTTATTTGGGTGGCTTAAATCTACTAAAACAAGTGTTAGACTTAGGATTAAATGATGGAGGGGTAATAAGTATGTCAAATCTTATAGATGTTAATACTGAATTTACATTTAAAGAGCTTGTGTCTGGATTAAAAATAAACGATGTTAGTGATGCATCTACAGCTGTAGAATTTAAGTCATCATTTATACAAAACAATTTGGAGTTATTAATAAAACAAATAAATAAGCTTAATGCAGACCCAGCAGTACAACAAGGGCACTTTGCGTTAGTAGATGCAATGCACCCAATGTCAACTCAACATAGTTTTGTTCATAAAGATGAAGATATAGAGAAGACATTTAATCTTGTAAGGTCATTTAGATTAAGACAAACACCAGGTTTGTATAACTTTAACATAGAAAAGTTATTCAAAAGAGGATTTTATAAGGATAGCCAACAAATGTTAGAGCTGTTAAATCCAAATACATCTGTTGATAGATTAATGGATTTAGGGTTAGCTCACATTAAAACACTTTCTATGTCACAATACAAAAAATATGATTTTATTAAAAAATATTTAGACATACAAAGAAAGACCACTGGTAAGTTTGCAGGTTATATAGAGCCTACATCTAATAATAAAACAAAAATATCTATTAAAGACGGTAAGGTTATAGCAGAAAATCTTGAAAAGAAAAAACGTTATGATGAAATGTCTTTAATTGTTAAAGATAGAATTAAAGATGCTGATATAAATACAGTAAAAAAAGAATGGGCAAGATTAGATGATGATGTTAAAGACTTTTTGTTTGCTTACGATTTAATTAAAAACAATCATACAGGGTATAATACTTTACTGCCATATATGTTTGGTAGAAAATATAGAGATGCTGTTGTAAAAGAAACTAAAAAACAAGCTAACATAAAAGAAGGTGGGTTAACTAACGCATACTATAACCAAGCATTAGAGTTTATTAAACTTAATAATAGAGATTCTTTCTTTAAACTAAACAAAGAGCTACTAGAACAGGCTACAATAAATACTAAAAACAATTCTATAGAAATGTCTGTAACATCTGAGTATATTAAAGATGGGCAAATTGTTTCTGTTAATGCAGATACAAAGAAGGCAGAAGATGGTTTAGATAATAATTCAGCGCAGTTATTATATAGAGCTGATAGAATAAGAAAAGGTAGATTGGTTAATGATGTTATGTATGATAACAACTTTGATAAAGTTAAGGTGTTAAGAAATCTTAAGTATACTGTAGCTAAAGTAAACACATATCAAAATGGATTAGAAAGCGTTATAAGTAAAGCAGATGTTGTTTTATTTGATGGACCAACTAATGATATTAGTGGTTTAAGAATTAAAAAAGAAGCTAGAAAACAAAACAAACCTTTTATGTATATGTCTGGGACAGATGCGGTACAAGGTTTTATAAGAAATAACAAAGCTAAAAAGATATTTATTGGTGGTGGAATAGAAGAGTCTGCAAGAACAGAAGAAGAACTAGAAAATACATTTGCATATTCTACATATAGTTTAACACCTATAAGTAATTCATTTGTAAGACAAAGTGTTATAATGCCTGAGGTAGATGTAGATATGATGGATAAAAACATTGAATCTAGAACAACAGAAGAAACAGAAACATCTATACAAACTAAAATAAACTTTAATATTAAAGATGCTCTTGATGCTAAAGAGACAATATCTGTAACACAAAACTCTGAACAGATATTTCAAAGAGGTAAACTAAAAGAACTAGGCAATATAAGTTACTTCCAAGCATTACAAAGAGGAGCTGTAACAGGAATAACTGTAAAGACAACAACACCTATACACGGTAGGCTTAAAAAACTAAAAGAAGGTGATGTAATAGAGTTTAAGAGTGTAAATAATGAAAGTCTATATGTAACTGTAACTAAAGCGTTACACCCACTAAGAGGTTCTGGAAAAAATATAGAGTCATGGTCTGGTATCGATGGATACAACAAAAATTACTTTATAAGTAAGATAAGAGGAGACATAGACAACTATAATCAAATAGAGTTTGAGCCATATATTGATGAAAACAATATGAGGTTTAATATAGATGGTAAGGCAGAAGAGGCAGAACAAAAAGATATAGATGCAAAAGATGATATGCTTACAGAAC